CCCCCGATTAGGACACGTTTATTTCAGTCAGCCTGACACCGATTACTGAAGGATCGGGCTATTAGCTATCTCAAGACATTTCGTATTGACCGAAGGCTTGTTGGTGATTCAGATGCTAACTTTCAATCCCCGTTTATTTAGAAACAGATATTGCGAACACAAATTATACTGATTATTTGCTCAGTGTATAGACTAATGTTTACTACAAGGCTGTAATTGTTTTTACTACAAGCGTGTAGTTGAATAACTACAAGGAATAGGAGTATACTAAAGGGATGAAACCGCTTAACTTTGAACTACTCAAATGGCAGCATGAAGTTTTTGCTGACCTTACCCGTTTCCAAGTCATTGTTGCTGGCCGTCGATGCGGAAAGACTAGAGCCTCTGCTGTTAAGCTAATCATTAAGGCTTTGGAATGTACCGAGCCTGATGCGACTATCCTGTACGTTGCGCCTACTTACGGCATGGCAAGAACCCTGATGTGGGATTTGCTGATTAGGTTGAGTTTCCCTGTTACCTCGAAGTCTAACGTCAATGACGGCGAGATTACCCTGATAAACGGGGTAAAGATTCGTATTCGCGGTTCCGACAATCCCGATGCTTTGCGAGGGATGAAAGTCTATTACGCGGTACTGGACGAGTTCAAGGACATTAAAACGATGGTGTGGGAAGATATTATCCGCCCTTCATTATCAGACCTCAAAGGTGGGGCAATGTTCATTGGAACCCCTGATAGTGGGGATTCACTGTTCAAGGAGTATTACGAGCGCGGCGTTCAAGGCGACGATCCTGAGTGGAAATCATGGCATCTAACGACTTACGATAACGAACTGATTGACCGCCAGGAGATAGAGAACGCCAAGCGAAGCATGAGTACCATGTCATTCCAGAGAGAGTACATGGCTTCCTTTGCCACGATGGGCGAGTCAATCTTCAAGGAGTCTTGGCTACTCTTTGACGACAAAGAACCAAAACAGGGAACGACTTATATCGCTGTTGACCCCGCAGGATTTGAGGAAGTCTCTGACCCTACCAAGAAGAAGCACTTGGACAATACCGCGATAGCTGTGGTTATCGTCGATGACTTGGGTAAGTGGTGGGTTCGCAAGATTGAGTACGGTAGATGGGATGTACGAGAAACCGCTACTAGGATTCTCATGGCTATCCGAAGCCATAAACCGATGATGGTCGGGATTGAGAAAGGTAGTTTACAAAGAGCATTGCAACCTTACTTGATGGACTTGATGCGGAAAAATAACGTCTTTGCTCACGTTGAGGCTATTCCTATTGGCTCGGGAAGCAAGGTCAATAGGATAACCTACAACCTGCAAGGCTTGTTCGAGCATGGCAGAATTACGCTAAACTCAAGAGAAGATTGGACGCAATTCAAGAAAGAGTACGTTTCCTTCCCGACAAAGGGAGTTCACGACGATCTTTTGGATTCCGCCTCGCTCGTTGCTAACCTAGTAACCACGACTTATTCCCGAACAGATGACGTTGGCGAGGAGCATGAAATCCTTGACGTTATTACGGGGATGTGATATAAATAGCGAAACGTAATGGGATTTACGGGGAATAGCCATGTCTGACGAAGAAATTACTTACGAGAACACCGGACAGGTCATTGACCCCATGCCCGAAAATTTACCGTCTGCTTTTGACGAGCCTACGGAAAAAGACAAGGAATTACTCTCGTTTATCGTCAGCCACACGGACAAGTGGCGTGAATACCGCGATCAAAACTACATGGACGACTGGCTCAAGTACGAGCGAGTCTGGCGCGGCGTATGGGAAGCAGAGGACAAACAGCGTCAGTCCGAGCGTTCAAGGGTAATCTCTCCAGCGACTCAGCAAGCAATCGAAACCCGTCATGCTGAGATTATGGAGGCTATCTTCGGGAATGGCGAGTATTTTGACATCAAAGACGATGTTGAGGACACTTCCGGCCCGATAGACGTTCAACAGATGAAGGAACGTTTGACTGAGGACTTTGCTCAGGACAAGATTAGAAAGTCGATTGATTCGATTACCCTAATGGGGGAATTGTACGGTACGGGCATTGGTGAAATTGTCGTTGGCAGTGAAAAGCAGTACAAACCGATGCAAGTGCCGATTGACCAAAAGCAAGTGGCTTACGGAGTTGGTGAAAAAGACAGGATTTGCGTCAAACTCAACCCGATTAACCCAAAAAACTTCCTTTTTGACCCTAACGGAACGTCGATTGACGACTGTATGGGCGTTGCAATCGAAAAATATGTCTCAATCCACAAGATTGCAGCGGGAATCGCAGAAGGAAAGTATCGAAACGTCGATATTGACTCGATGTACACCGATGACTCACTTGAGCCGACCAAAGAATCCAAGAATTTCGAGGATGACAAGGTAAAACTGCTCACTTACTACGGTTTAGTGCCTAGAGAGTACCTTTCTACCGAAGAATTTGCGGAAATCGAGGGCGCAGAGAGTTCTACCGAAGATTATTCGGACATGGTTGAGGCGATTATCGTCATAGCAAATGACGGTACGCTATTGAAAGCCGAAGAATCGCCGTATATGATGAAAGACCGTCCGGTTATCAGCTACCAAGCAGATACCGTACCAAATCGTCTTTTAGGTCGCGGAACGGCTGAAAAAGCCATGAATATGCAATCCGCCGTCGATGGTTCGATGCGTTCGCACATGGATTCACTGGCATTGACTTCTGCCCCAATGGTAGCGATTGATGCTACGCGGTGGCCTAGAGGTGCCAAGTTTGAAGTAAAGCCAGGCAAAGCACTTTTGACCAATGGCGCACCTTCTGAAATTGTTTCCCCATTCAAGTTTGGCAGTACCGATGGTCAGGCGATGACCACAAGCAAGGAATTCGAGCGTATGTTGCTCATGGCGACAGGAACGATTGATTCCAATGGTACGGTATCGGCAGTTGCTAGAGATGGTCAGTCGATGGATATGGCAACTGCGACGATGATTAAGAAGTACAAGCGCACTCTGATTAACTTCCAAGAAGATTTCCTGATGCCTTTTATCTACAAGGCGACTTGGCGGTATATGCAGTTTGACCCTGAACGGTATCCTTCGAGTGACGTGAAGTTCATTCCTACGGCGACTTTGGGGATTATCGCAAGAGAGTACGAGCAGAAGCAATTAGCGTTCCTGATGCAAACTTTGGGGGCGCAATCTCCATTGACTCCTATCCTGATGACCGGAATTCTTCAGAATTCGTCATTGAGTAGCAAGGCGAAGATGCTTGCTCAGTTGGAACAGATGAATCAGCCTAATCCGCAACAGCAAGCCCTTGCTCAACAGTCTGCTCAACTTGACCTCGCAGGGAAACAAGCCGATGTTCAAGAAAAACAATCCTCTGCGATGCTTAAACAAGCTCAAGCGGAGAAAGCTAAAGTTGAGGCCGACCTTGCGCCGCGTGAAGTCAATGCTAAAGTTATCTCAGCACTCTCTAATAATCTTGACGACAATGCCGAGGGTGCTGACTTTGAGAAACGAGCAAAGATAGCCGATCTCATGCTGAAAGAGAAGTCGATTAACAGTGACGAGCGTATCGCGCAACTTCAACTAGAAGCAAGCCGTCAAAGCAAGATTGACCAAGCACATCTACAAGAAGTATCGCAGACGTTACAGTAATGGATATTCCTGCTGATGCAATGAAGGCTTTGAAAACGCTGGAATCGAGGCTGAAAGAGCCTGTTCCAGTGGTTCAGACCGTGAGCGTAAAGGCTCAAGTTGAAGCAGTAAAGATGGTGGTAGCGAAAGAAATCGCGCCATTAGTATCACGGTTGGACACGATTGAGATTAAAACGCTGATCCCTGTCGAAAGGGGTGAGCGTGGCAGGGACGGGAAAGATGGGCGCAATGGTCGTGATGGTGCGGCAGGGCGTGATGGGGTTGATGGGCAGTCGATTGTCGGCCCCGCAGGTAAAGACGGGAAACAGGGGAAACACGGCGTTTCGGTCATTGACGCTGAGATTGCGGTTGACGACCATTTAGTTTTCAAGTTATCTGACGGTGAGATTATTGATGCAGGAGAGTTACCTAGCGTTGATAGTAACAAGATTCAGCATATAATCTCGTCGCAACTGCCTAACAATCAGGTTTATGTGTCAGCAATAGCACCTTCTAATCCGTCTGTCAATGATTTGTGGTACGATATAAGCTAGGAATAAACAATGGCAGCTTACGTTAAATATCAGATAGGCACAGAAGTCCTGCTCGAAGCGTCTAACGCTGGCTCGGACACGTGGCAGATTGCCTTGTCCAACACGGCTCCCAACGTGGCGACTGACACGACTTTAGCGAGTGCTACCGAACTCGGCACGTCTGGTGGCTATACGGCGGGCGGAGTCAATGCAACGATTACATCTGCAACACAAACAGGCGGTACTTACAAACTCACCCTTGCGGCTCCCGCTAGTCCGACTTGGACTGCATCAGGAGGCGGCTTTACCTTTCGATATGTCTTGCTTTACAACCTGACGCGTACTCAGCTAATCGGCTATTGGGATTATGGCTCAAGCGTGGCGATGGTTGCGGGAGACACGTTTACCCCTGTTCTTGATGCGTCCGGCGGGACGTTCACGGTTTCCTAATGCCTTACATAGCCGACCGCGTTAAAGACACTACCACGTCAACAGGGACGGGTGCGATTACGCTTGACAATTCTGCCCCAACGGGGTATCAGACATTTGCAACTGCGTTTGGTTCTTCCTCTCGGATTGTTGCTTACTGTATCGAGTTAAATTCCGAGTGGGAAGTTGGTAGGGGAACATTTAACGGAACTACCGGATTAACGCGAGACAATGTAAGAAGTAGTAGTAATAGCAATGCTTTGGTGAATTTCAGTGCGGGAACCAAGAATGTGTTTTGTACCGCATCGGCTGAACTTTTGGATAACTCAAATGTTGGAATGCAGCTGGCCATGAGTCGTGGTTGGGGCATGCCTTAAAGGATAAATCATGGCAGGGAATACTGATCCAATCTACTCGAAAGTAGGCAAAATCTCAGGCGTTGAAGTCACAGCGGCTAACACTAAATCTGACGGACAGGGAACGATAGGAACTGACATCTTCCTTGCCTTCACTGC